CTTTTGCTAAGTCACCTAAATTTACTAGATACGTTAAGTCTATAGGTGAACTAAAAGTAGATGTTGAAGAACGACCAGACTTACAATATGAAAAGTCTGCATTTAATAAAGCTTTAGATATTCGTAACTCAATATCTATGTTTAGAGTAGAAGATGTAAATAAAGCTAGTGCATATATTGCTGATGGTTTTGGAACATTACAAGAATATTATCAATCTGGTATGGTAGAAGTATTAGAATTTGAAGGAGACTTCTATGATAAAGATGAAGAAAAGCTACATAAAAATAGAATTATTACTATTATTGATAGAAATTATATAATAAGAAATATAGAAAATCCTAGTTATATAGGAAAAGATAGTAAAGCTCATGTTGCTTGGAGAAAAAGACCTGATAACTTATATGGTATGGGTCCTTTAGATAATCTAGTAGGTATGCAATATAGACTAGACCACTTAGAAAATGCTAAAGCAGATGCATTAGACTTAACAATACATCCACCTATGGTTATTAAAGGTGAAGTAGACCCGTTTGATTGGGGTCCAGAAACAACAATACATCTGCAAGAAGATGGTAATATACAAATGTTACCTCCAAACCCTGCAGCATTCCAAGTTAATAATGAGTTACAAGCATTAATGAATACAATGGAGCAGATGGCAGGAGCACCAAGAGAAGCAATGGGTATGAGAACTCCTGGTGAAAAAACTGCTTTTGAGGTACAGTCATTACAAAATGCAGCTGGTAGAATATTTCAAAATAAAGTTAATCAATTTGAAATTGAATTTTTAGAACCCGTTTTAAATACAATGTTAGAAACAGCTAAACGTAATTTAGATTTACCTGAGTTAGCAAAAGTATATGATGATGACTTTGGAGTAATAGATTTTTTAGCTGTAACTAAAGAAGACCTAACAGCGAGAGGTAAAATTAGACCTATAGGAGCTAGACATTATGCTGCTAGAGCACAACTATTACAGAATATGTTAGGTGTATTTAATAGTCCTATTGGACAAATGATTAGTCCTCACATATCACCTAAGCTTGTAGCTAAAATGGTAGAAGAATATATGGGCTTTGACCAGTATGGATTTATAAAAGATAATGCTTTATTGTTTGAATCTGCAGAACAAGAAAAAATTAAAATGCAGATACAACAAAGTTTACAAGCACAACAAGCTGGTCCTTCTGTAGCTGAAAATATGGTAGATGGACAAATAGAACAAATGGAACAACAAGCAGGAACTCCCTCAATGCTTCAAGAAATGGATGAAATGGATGAAGATGAGGATAACGTTGTATAAGAGAGTCAGCTATACAGCTTGACTTTTACTTAAAAATATGGTATAATTATAGTATGGATTTAAAAAGTGAAAAGGGTAAAGCCTTAACAAAGAAACAAGTATTTGAAGAGTTACGTATATATCTTAATGAACAAGTAGAAATATCTAATAGAAAGTGTATGGATGAAGATAATTTTAAACTTCCTGCTTTTAATGAATATCAAGCTTATCAAAGAGGTATACAAAAAGCTTTAACAAAACTATACAATTTATTACCTTGACCAAAGGAGATAGTAACATGGTAGATGAAGTAAAAACAGAAACAACTGAAACACCTGTACAAGAACCTACCCAGGAGACTGTACAACAAGATACTCAACCAAAAGCATTTGAGATTCCGACCGAAGCTCTAGACGTAATTGGAGAGGGAAAAAAGTATCAGAGTCCAGAAGATGCACTTAAATCTGTTCCTCATGCACAGAAACATATTGAGACTTTAGAGTCTGAATTAGCAACTGTAAGAGAAGAACTATCTAAGCGTCAAACTACTCAAGAACTTATTGATGAATTAAAGTCTGGAGTTCAAACACAATCACAGACCGTGACAAATGGAGAACTTAATCAAGATAGTGTAATGGATTTAGTTAATCAAACTATTGCAACTAGAGAAGAAAAAATTAAAGCTGAAATGAATGCTAAGTCTGTAGCTGAAAAGTTTACTGCTCAGTATGGAGATAAAGCTGAAGATACTTACAACTCTATAGCAAAAGAACTTAACGTGTCCGTTCAACAACTTAACGAGCTTTCAGCAAAAAGCCCAACAATAGTATTAAAAGCTGCAGGATTATCTGCTACTAAAACACCAGTAGCTAGTTCTAGTGGTGATATAAATACTGAAGCATTAAGTCAAACAACAAAACCACAAGAGTTATCTGCAAGGGTAACTGGTAATGGTTCTACTAAAGACTTATTAGCTGCCTGGGGGAATGCTAAAGCTAAAGTAAACTCACAGTCTTAGGAGACTTAAATGGCACAACTGACAACAAATACAGCTGCATTTATTGAATCGCAGCAATATTCTCAGTTTATTCTTGATAATTTACACGACTACCTTCTTCCAGAAGGAATGTATCGTGATGTAACAGACTTCGGTTCAGGTACAACACTAAACATTAAAACAGTTGGTACTGTAACACTTCAAGATGCGGCAGAGGATGTGCCTTTGAACTTTACAAACATTGACACAGGTACTATTACTATGGCTATTACTGATTATATCGGTGATGCTTGGAAAGTATCTGATGACTTACGTGAAGATGGTTCACAGGTAGATACACTCATGGCTATGCGAGCTATGGAATCAACTCGTGCTCTTGGTGAAAACCATGAGACAAAATTCTTATCAACAGCAAATGCTGGTCAAACAGCTGCTAATGTTAACTTAGTTAATGGTAGACCTCACCGCTTTATTGCTGGTAATGGTACTGCTAGAACTGTAACACTAGCTGACTTTGTTGGTATGAAACTTTCTTTTGACAAAGCTAATGCACCTGCTTCAGGTCGTATTGCTATTGTTGACCCAATCGTAGAAGCAACTCTTAACTCATTAATTTCTAGTACTTCTGTAGTTAATAACACTCCGCAATTCCAAGGTGTTCTTAATGAAGGTTTTGCTAGAGACCATCGTTTCGTAAGAAACATTATGGGTTGGGATATTTATACTTCTAACTTCCTACCATCTCTAACAGCTACTGAAACTATTGATGCTTCTGCATATGGTTTAGCTAGTGATGTTGCTGAGATTGGTGATAAATCTAACGTGTTCATGTGCGTAGCAGATGATTCATGTAAACCAGTTATGCATGCATGGAGACGTGCACCAGAAACTGAAGGTTGGAGGTCTCAAGAAGAAAGAGCCGACAAGTACCAAGTAACATCTAGATTTGGATTCGGTGTCCAACGTTTAGATACACTTGCGTGTTTATTAACTGATAGTGCTAATTACTAGGAGATTATAATGGGATTTGAAATCGCACCAAAAAGAGGCGTAGCCAACCATTATGGACCTCGTGAGACTGACGGTCAATATGGCGGTCAGGATAACTCAGTTGGCAAAATCAAGGAAGCAAGTTGGACATTTGACTTTAATAAATTACCTGCACAAGGTGCTAGTAATTTAGAAATGCAAATTCCAGCTAATGCTACCGTTTTACATGCACATCTAAGAATTTTAGAAGGTGCTACATCTGCTGGTACAGCGAATATGGAAGTAGGTCTTACTGCCGTAGACGGTACTGGAGCTGACCCTAATGCGTTACTTACAACTGCTAATGCTACTTTTGCATTAGTTCAAGTAAAAGGTAATCGTATTGCAGGTACAGGTGCTGTGGTAACTAAAACAGTTGGAGCTAAAGCAGTAGAAGTTACTGTTACATCAGCTGCTACGTTAACTGCAGGTAAGTTTGAATTAGTTGTAGCATATCAATACAACTAAGTAATATCTCGGTGAGCCCTTCGGGGCTTACCCCTAATTTAACACAGGAAATACTATGACAATACAACATAATCTTATTACAGGCTCTGATTTACATGAACCTAAAGGAGTAGCAGCAGCCGGTGCAAATCATGTTTATGTTGCTAATGGTTCAGGTTCTGGTACATGGCAAACAGTAGCAAGTGGAAGTTTGCATATGCCAAGAGGTAATTTTTATTTTTATAATACTGGTTCACCATATACATTAACTTACTCTGCTTCTGCTCAAAAAGTAGCACCTACTACTGTGGTTAGTGGTATAAATAATTTAGTTACAGAAGCTACTACAGCAAGATTAACATATACAGGAGTACCTACAGTAATTGTTAAACTAGATTATGATGCTTCACTTAAACAATCATCTGGTTCTGATAAAGAAATAGCAATAATGATTCATAAAAATGGTGTTCAAATAGCAGGTTCTTTAGTAGATGCAACTTTTGTTACTGCTGATGCAAATAATTTAGCTGGTTCGTGTATTGTTTCTGCAGCTACAAATGATTATTTTGAAGTATACGCACTTAATGGAAGTGGTAGTGGAGATATGGTATTTAATAAAGTATCGTTAACACTTACACAAGCATAGGATAGATTATGGCTAAAATGAATTTACTAGCAATGACTCAAGACATCTTATCTGATATGGATTCAGATGAAGTCAATAGTATTAATGATAGTGTAGAAGCTTTACAAGTTGCACAAATAATTAAAACTACATATTACAATATTGTAGATGGTAAGGACTATGCATTTTTATATGAACTGTTTCAACTACAAGCTAGTGGTACAGATACTAGACCTACACATATGAAACTACCTGATGATATTATTGAT